TTTATATACATTTTAACTCTTGATGACGCAGAACTGAGTGTAGTATCAACAGCAATAATTATATTATACCAAGCTGATGGGTCTTTAAATAATCTGTTAGTTGTTCTTGTTAATCTTGTACTTGAACCATCAAAATCATCAAAATTTAATCTATCATCTGATTGAAATTCTAAATATGAATAAGCCGCAGTATTACTTGTATCAATAACAGAAAATATTCTTTGTCTTGATGAAATTACTGATTTTTTTACCCAAACACTAATAGTATATTTTTTTTGATTTGTTGGGGTAACTATATTTTTAACCATGTAAGCATCTGAGTTAAATCTGCAAGAATTAGCAACTTCATATTCTCCAGCTAATGCAGATGCTACATTTCCTGTTGAAATAGTTGGTAACATTAAATCTCCTCTGGAAATTCAGGTAAAGGTCTTGTTATAGTTCCGTCTTCTTGTTCTGTGTATTCGTATAATTGTTTTAGTTCATCAACAGTAGTACAAGCATCTATTTGAGTTTCCATCTCATTTGATTTTGCTCTTACTTCTGTTCTAAATGATGTGATGTTTTCAGGAACATTATATTCTGCTACTTCTGTTGCTTTAACTACATACCAATCTGTAGGTGCAAGTAATCCTGATGCTTGTTGTTTTACAATTCTTTTCTTTTCAGTTTTAAGACCATAATTAATTATTTGGTTGCCATCATCATCTAAAACAGGATCGCCATTTTCATCTACAGCATCTTCATCTTCTAATCTTTTTGGTGTAGCAGTACCCCATGATCTTGTAACTTGATTGTCTGAATAATTGAATTGTTCATTAGTATTTATGTAATAATATTCATCTTTAAAATTTGATGTATCAGTAGTAACTTCATAAATACCTATGGCATTTAATTCAGAAGATGACCATAATTGAAAAATCTTTGCTGGATATTGCACATCATCAATAATCATAGCTTTAGGATTATTAATTATTTTTTCAATATTATCGTTTTTGACTAATGCGTACATATTTTAACTTTCACTTAAATTAAGTGTTCTACCTACTTCTTGCCAAACAGAACCATTATATTTAAAAACTAAAATATCTGTTTTACCATCTGTTGATGTAAATGTTGGTGCTGTTGATCCCGCAAATTCAAATGCAGTATTGAAAGCGATTGTGTGTGAACCATCATAATTTATTTCCAAACAAATAAATGAACCCTCTACAGAATTTGTAGGTGCGGAAAAAGTAGTATTTTCTGTTGTAAGGTGATATGCGTTTGGCTTTGCTTGTGTATCCCATGCAACAGCATTTGATGAAGAAGTTAATGCTTGTTGTGGTACATAAGCTAGATCATTAAATTTTATTGCTCCTGTTCCTTTTGTAGAAAATTCTAAACCAACATTTGTATCACTTCCATTTGCAGATAAACTAGGATTGCTTCCTGTTGCTTGATTCGTAATTTCTAAGAAATTAACTGCACTTGATGTTTTTTGAAATATAAGTTGTTCATTATCTGAATCATCAGTTATTCCATGTGCATCATCAAATTGAATATTAGATGAATTTGTGTCTAAATTACCACCTAATTGTGGAGTTGTATCTCCTACAAGGTCTGAAGCTGAGTCAGAAACATCAACTGTATTTGATGATGTATTGAATGTAGCAAATGTAATATCATCTGAACCATCAAAGAATTTAAGTATTAATAAATTTGACCCTGAACTAGAGGTGTCAAGCCAGAATGTGCCTGTTGTTGCAGAACTAGGTCTTGATGTACCAGAATTAGAAGAATTGATTGCTCCTAAAACTGTGTTTAAATCAGTTCTAAAATTTGGGAATGATTGGTTCGCTATTGTAAAATCTGTTGCCTGTGCCATATTTATTTATACTCCTTTTAGAATCCTTTTGCAATCATATCAAATTGTCTTGAAATATTTGTTCCACTAGAGTTTTTAAACAAGACATCAAAAGAATCAACTGTTTTATTTGATATTGTAAAAAAATCTCCTGTATCTGCATTTTCCATTGTTATACCAACTGCATAATTTGTACTTTTAAATGGTGATGCAAATGTTACAGTTTTTGTAGAAGTTCCTGAAACAATATCATTTTCACTTTGTATTCTATCAGGCATATCAACTGTTACTGTAGCCTCTGATACAACAGCAGTTGAAGCTAAATCACTTGATGTTAACACAAGCCTAAATTTTAAAAATCTAGCTGTATAGTTTCCTATAACAAATGTTTGAAAAGATGTAAAAGTAACATTATCGTCTGATGTTGCAATTTCTAAATGAGCATCACAATTAGCTGGTGTATCTCCATCAAAATTAGATTTTGCAGAATCAAACAATCCACTTCTATTGTCAAATAAATCGTCAGGGTTTCTTGCAGTTTGTGTCAATGAAGCTGTTACTCTTACTGTGTGTTTTGCACCAATATCAACTACATTAGCAAACTCATAGTTTCCTGAAGATTTAAAGTCTGCATTAGATACACCTGAATCAAAAAATCTTGTAGTTTCATCATCAAAATTTCCTGAAGCAGAGTCAAACAATTCACTTGAGTCTAGTATTATTGCATCATCAGATATAACGACATCATTTTTAGTTCCAGAAAATGTAGGGTGTTCATTAATAGTAGTAACAGCATTAAAATTTTGTAATCCAGCAACAGTTGATATTACTGCTGTTGCATTTGAACTAAAGTTACCTAATTTATCTACAGCTTTGATAAGGTATGTTCCTACTCTTGCTGGTACAGTTATTGAAGTTGCTGGTCTTGATACTTTTGTTACAAGATTAACAGAGTTTAACCATTCAGCAGTTCCATCAGTTTTTGAAGAAAATCTTATTTGATAAAATGCTAAATCTAAATCTGGTACAGCATCATAAGATAAATGTGCATCTTGCCCTGAAACATTACAAGTAAAGTTTTCAACATCTGATGGTGGTGCAATCGCACCTACAATAGTTCTTTGTGCTGTTACAAAAGATGAACTAACTCCTTGTGTATTTACAGCTTTTACTCTTACATCATACACTTTTTGGTCAATTACATTTAATATTCTATGATTTAATGATGAACCTCTTGAACCTATTATAAAATTTGAATCTGTACTTAATTTATATTCTACTTGGTAGAAATCTACAAAGCTATCAGGTGAAGCACCGATAGTTACATCTAATGCAACAATAACTGTTCCATCATTATACTCAACAAGAGTATCTGATAAAGTTACACTTGCTGGCGGCTGTATTACAAATGGATTTGGAAGATTTGTAGATGGTGTTGATGTTTGTTGTGTTTTAGGTGCAAATGTATAATGGCTTCCTTGATATTCTACTAGATTTAATTCTATCGTAAAATCTTCGTTAAAAGTTAAAGACATAACTCTAAATGCTTTTGCAGAAAAACCTAATGATGAATGTGTAATATTTACTATATCTCCAATAACTAAATCATAAGCATCAAATCCTACATTAATTGAAAGCTGTAAAGCTTCTCTTGATCTTCTTAGAATTATTTCAGCCATCTCCTCTGCTTGATAAGGTGATGTAAGTGACTTCATTGAAAATCTACCCTCTAGCAAAAAACCACCATCAGCAGTTTTAAGAGTTGCGTGTCTATCTGCAACATCTAATCCTGAATCATCTATGGGTGGAAACTGAACCTCATCTGCTTGGAAGTTTCTATCTGGGTTTATAAAAGAAACTATAACCCTATTGTATCTATTATTTTTACTTGGAGAAGATAAACTGTAACCACCAATAATATCATCTTCTGTAAGTGTGATTGATGCTGAACCTGTTGTTTCAATAACTAATTTATATTTACCACCAGCATAAGGTAAAAATCCTCTGCACCCTGTAATTAACTCTCTTAAATTAGATATAACTTTTTTTGATGTATCTAAAACTGCATTTGTGTCAAAAAGATTTATTTGTGAGCCACCTGAAAAGGGAGTAACCTGAGTAACACAAACTTGTGAAGCATCATAAAAACTTTGTAAATCAATATCAGCAGTTGGTATTCCTTTTCCATATCTTTCATTTCTAAGATAATCTAAAATACAAAATGCTGGGTTTGTAGAATATGTTGCACTAGACTCAGTTAAACTAGAATTTAATGTAACTATTTTTTTACCTTGTATTTTTGCTTGTACTTTTGGGATTGAACCAAAAATATCTTGATTCCATTTAAATTTCAAAGCAAGATAAGCAATACCTGATAGTTTATGGTTACTTGTCCAGCTTGATAATTGAGATAATAAACTAGATGCACTTTGACCATCACTTCCGAAATGTGGCTCAATTGTGATGTAACTAACATTATCTTTATAAAAATTACTATCTGAACTTGCTACTGTTCTTTGTGTGTTATCTGTAAGTGAACCATCAAATGTAACTACTTTGTCATCAACTCTTATTTCTTGTATAGAATTTATTTCACCCTCGCACATAACAAGAGCCATGTATAAGAACTCGTTATCTGTTCCTGAAGTTTCTAAAAAAACTCGAACACCACCAATCAGTCTTTCACCATAAACAATAGGAATAGCCGCATCATTACTTTGTTTGTTTAGTAATATTCCTCGTTCAAAGTCATCAAATTCACCTACACCAAAATCAGGAATATCAGGTGTTGGTATTAGCCATGAAATAGCTTTTGTAAAAATTTTAATTATTGGTTTGAATATTTTTTTTATAGGTTTAAATATTTTTTTAAAAAATCCCATTATGCTCTACCCCACTTTATGTCTTGTACTGTTTGACTAGAAAAATCCATGCCTTTATCTGTGCTAAAAAATCTTTGTTGAGATGTATTATTAGTTTTACGACCTGATTTTTTTTCAAAGTCAGCCCAATGAGAAACTATATTTAAATCAACTGTGCTTGAATTATCTGTTTCTGATATACTAAAATTATCAATAGTACCTTTGTAAAGCAAAAAAGGGTCAGCTATCAAAGCACTATTGTCATTTAAAAACCCTCTAAATATTGTAACTGTATCTGTAATAATATTTTCATTTAAAACTGTTGAAATGAATGTTTGATCTGCTCCTGAAAGTAATATTGATATTGGTGATAAATTTACATCTGTTTCTTCTGTAAAATCAGAAACACCCATAATAAAATCACTAGCAACGTAAGTTACTGAACTTCCTGAAACTGATGATGTTAGTGAAAAAGAGCAATCAGTAATATTAACAGGAGTACCGAACCCAATAGTGATAAGGTGGACAGGTCTAATATCATTTGTCGCTAGTTCTGTCTTTATTGATGATGTTAGGCTTCTCGTCATATTTCTCGTAACTTGTTCTGTTTATTTTAATAGTATCTAATACCTTATATTTAGCATTTTTGGTAGGCTGATTATATTCTCCAAGATCATTTGTTTTAAAATTAATATTTTCTTCGTCAATGATTTCTTCAGCAGTAAAATCAGCATTAAGCCAATAAGTGACTTTATACTTCATTACAAAGCTTCTTCTACATCTAATTCAAATTGATAAAGAACATTACCATCTTTGTCAGCACTTACAGCACCAAACTCTTGAACATCATTTGTAAGATGTACTGTAAAAGGAATATTGTCATAAAGTACAGTTTCGTCATCTGACAACGCTGTAGTTAATGGTGGCTCTATTGTGACAGTAGCCGCACCTGAAGAACTTGTTACATCTGCAACAACCATATAAACTTTTGTGTGTCCATTAAATTTAATAAAATCACCAGCCCTCAATCTGTTTGCTGTATCAGCCGCAAATCCATCAATAGCAATAGTAGTATCTCCAACTGTGTGACTACCATTAACAGCAAGTGTTCCTGTTTCTACACCTCTAGCATCTTCTATTTCTGGTGGTATGATTGTAAAGTTTTCTTTTTGTGATCTTTGTTTAATAATAAATGCCATAAGTTCGCCATAAATGTCAGACCTCTTTCCTGTAATTATTTGTGCAGTAAAAGCAAATCTTTGTCCATCTATTTGTCTTGCAAGTTTCTTACCTGATTGTGATTTAGATATAATTGTATTTTGTATGCTCTTGATGCCAAGAGTTGAAAAACCAGCAGAAGATATTGGAAATGCACCAGCCATTAGATTATACTACTTCTCCCTTTTTCATTTACTGCATTGTTTATTAATTGTGTAATTGTTCCTCTTGATCTTACAAGTAATTCTTCAAAACCAGAAGCATCTACAGTATTGATATTAAAATTAACATTTACTCCACCACCCATAGAACCAAGTCTTGAATTAGGAATAATCTGACCAGATGAATTAGGTACAAACAATTCGCCACCTCTACCTGAAGCACTATCACCAACTACAACAGGCTGACCTTTTCTAACAGAGCCACCTTTATTTTTAAATGGTAATCCAAAAAAACTTCCAATTCCGCCTAAAGCCGCAAGTGCAGTTTGAATACCTAGTTGTCGTGTAAGAGCCGCATTTTGTTCATCAATCTTCTTTTTCTTATCATCTTCTGTTTTAAATATTGTCTCTGATAATAATTTTTCTATTCCTAATAAAGTTATTCTTTCAATAGTTTTTGCAATAATTTCTACCATTAATGATTGTGCAAATTCTTTAAAAGTCATATTCAAACTTTTACCTAATACAAGTGACTCTGCTATTCCTTTGGAAAAAGCAGATACACCATTGTTAATACTATCAAAAATTGTATTTGATATATTAAATTCCTCATTTTGTTTTTGTATTTTATCTAAAATATCTATCCTTAAAGAATTCTCTGCTTCAACATTTTTTTTATGTTTTAAATGTGCTTCGTGAATGTTTTTAATTTCTTGTTTTTGTTTTTTAATTTCTTTAGTTGCATCTTTTTGAACAAGAGATGTTTCTTTTACAATTTTAGCATCTACAGACCTTGCATTTGCTATTCTTACTATTGCATCTTCATGTTCTGCAATCTCTCTTAGTAATTGTCTTTGTGCTTTTGATATATGTTGTATTGAAACAAAAGGAAGTTTATTTACTGTTTTTATTAAAAAATCATAAGCAGTTGTCACAGCATCTACAGCTACCGCTACAGCTTTAATCGCACCAGATAATAATTTTATTGCACCTGTTAATGTTGCACCAATAGCATCTGCAATATCATTAAATGTTGCTTCATTTTCTTTAATAAAATCATCTAAATCTTTAAATTCTTTTTTTAATGCCGCAAAGAAATCTGCATCTGCTACTCTTTTTTGAAACTTAAATACACTATCAGATAACATTGATAAAGTACCTGTAAATGTATTAGCTAATTCATCAGTTGCATTTCCAAACTTTCCACCTTTACCAAATACTTTTTCAAATGCCGCAATAGTTTCTTCAGCCGATACAGTTGCACCAGCAGAGAAACCTAACATATCTCTAACTCCTCGTTCTCTAAATATATCTGCTGAAGCTATACCAGCACTAAATGATCTTTGTATTTGTTCACCTGTCGTTTGAAAGTCTAATCCTGTGACAGCCGCAACATTACCTGTTATCTCTAAAATTTTTGATAATCTATCTGCATCACCAGCAACAACAGCTAAATTACCAGATGCCGCTTGTATTTGTTCTAATGAAAAAGGAACTTTTGCGGCAAAATTTGCCATTACATCAAAAGCTTTTGCACCCTCTTGTGTGCTTCCAAATAATTGTTTTAATCTTACTTGTAAATCTTCAACAGTTCTTCCAACATCAACAAACTGTTTTATAACTATACCAGCACCAACACCAACTAATGCACCTTTAACTGAAATTACAGAATCTTTAAGTTTTTGTAATCTTCCTCTAATTCCATTGAAAGCTTGTTTAGTTTTGTCTTTTGCAAGTATATTTATTTTAAGATTTTGAGCCATTATGTTTTATTTTTATTAGCTAAAGATTGATGTTGTTCTACTTCATCTAACATATATCCAAGCCAATGGTTATACTCCCAAACTTCCATTTTTAGAAGTTCAGATAAAGTTATTTTTAACCTATCAGCGACTATAAGTAAATTTTTTAATTCAGGATTAAATTTTAGTTTTTTTTTACTTCTTCAGGAGAGATAACCTGAACCATAGCGGTAGCTATCCTAGACAATACATCTGAATCTACTTTAGTCATCAAATCCATTTTATCGTCTAATTTAAAAATCTTTTTTCCATCTTTATCTAAAGCTTTCATAACTACTATATCAGCTAAGATACTTACATCAGATAGATTATCAGATTTTTTAAATAGTTTATTCTTTTCGTATAGATTTATAGGATTCCAAAAGATAACACTTGCTTTGCCATCTTCATCTTTCCATTCTGGAACTTCAATAGATTGGACACCTATGCT